GCAGCAGTAGCAATTGCTTTTTCCATAACGATAAACAAGCGACGCACGTTAATACGATCGAAAGCAGATGGTTTGGCAAGCAATGTCTTATCACCGAATAACACAGTACCCTCACCTGGGAAAGTAACAACTGGGTTAACACCAGCTTGATACAGAACATCACGATCTGCTTTAGTTGGGTTGATAGCCAATTTAACTACGTTCTTGATTTGACCACGATTCAAACCACCTGGAGAGAACCAAGGATCGTTAGTGTTATCAGTACGAGCACAAAGACCAGCAACGTCACCATTTAGAGGAACGAAACGATATACGTCATTGTAACGATCATACTGGTATTTATAACCAGAATCCATTACAGCGTATGAAGTGCTTGGTAGCGCATCACGGTATGCTTTGATAGCAGTAGTAGCTGTAGAACCAGCGCCAGTAATAACTTCACCAGTACTAGTATTCTGTGGAGATACAAACGCTACGCAGTCAAGACGAACATCACAGATGTTAGAAATAACATAGTTAGCAACAGTTGTTGTTGCAGCGCCAACTGGAATCAAAGAGATATCGTAAGTAGCATCATCAGCAAACAATGCCCATGCGTTCATTGTATTAGCATCAGAAACTGCTAGATCGTCAACACCACCAGATAGTGAGCGAGCAATTGGAGCAGTTAAGTTAGCAAAAGTCTTTGCTGCAGCAGTAGTTCCCCAGTTGGTACCTTCAGTTGGATGATCCATCCAGTAAACATACGCAGAGTCAGTGTTAAGCACATTCTTGTAATAGTTAGTTGAACCATTAGAAGTCTTAGCATCTGATGCTTTAGAAAGATACGCATACTTTTCTAACACAGTATTTGGTGTACCAGTCCACAGACCATCTTCATCGATAACGATTACGTGAACTTCATCTAGAGTACCACCAACGCTAGTAGCGAAAGTAGAAGTACCTGGAGCAGTATTAAAGTTATCTTTGTAAGTCCAAGTAGAGTAACCTACTGAGTCACAGATAGAAACTTTTAGAGAGTTACCTAGAGCACCTGGATACTTAGCAGCAAATTCACCAACAGTGCCAGCACCATTAGCAAAAGAAGCGATATAGTCAGTGCTATTATTGATCTTAACACCACCAGTTGTAATGGCAGCAGTAAACGTAGCACCGCTACCTGCACCGCCAGAAATAGTAACTGTAGGAGCAGAAGTGTAACCAGTACCAGCATTGGTAATAGTTAAAGTAGTAACTGTAGAAGCAGCAATAGTAACTGAACCGATAGTAGCACCAGTACCAGAACCTACGTTACCAATAGTAGCAGTAGGAGCAGAAGTGTAACCTGAACCAGCAGTAACAATAACCACAGCAGTAATTACACCGCTAGAAACTGTAAGTGTACCAGTAGCAGTAACACCACCAGCAACCTGAGGTGCGCTAAAAGTAATAGTTGGAGTTGTGTAACCAGTACCACCAGCAGAAACAGTTGCTGCAGTAACAGCACCGCCAGAAATAGCAACAGTACCAGTGGCATTAATACCACCAGCAACATCAGGTGCGCTAAAAGTTGCTGTTGGAGCTGATGTATAACCAGATCCAGGAGCAGTTCTAGTAACAGAAGTAACAGTACCTGATAGAGAAGCTACAGCGTTTCGTGCACCAACAGCGTCAGCACGAGCAACTAATAGTGCATTAGTATAAGATAGGAAGTTTGCTGCAGTAAAGAAAGATTTAAAGTTTCCGTCAACTGGCTTACCGAAGATAGAAACGAGTTCATTCTCTGAGGTAACCTGAGTTGGGGACATAACTGGACCCCATTGGAAAGCACCAGCAAAAGCACCACGACTAGTAGATACTGCTGGAACGATCGCTGAAAAATCTTTTTCTACGACTGCAACGCCTGGAGATAATTGGAAAGGCATTGTAATTCTCCTTGTTAATAAGTTTTACTTTTAGACAGAAATCTTGTCTACCATTTATTTAGTTTTTCTTGGTTTTCTCAAAAATTCAATGGTTCTTTATCGCCATTTCCATCATCATAGAACCCAAAAGGAGTAAGTTCATCCTCAATTGCTTGAATCTGTTTTTCATACATAATAGTTCTTAGGTTTATGTTATTTAGGTCTTTAAAATATGGCTGAGTTGTCAACCAACCGAAAAGAACTAATGGCATAACCAAGTCATCATGGTACCCCTCATCCGCTTCATAGGATCCTTTTTTCTCAATAAAAGTAGAGATTTCAGAGATCGTATCCGCATCAGTGATTAATAATTTATTTTCTTCGACTAAAGACTTAAAGTTGTGACACCCAATTCGTTTAATCTTCTTATCGGTATTGACACCCAGTTGAGTTTTACCTCCACCAAAACCAGCACCGACATACTGCCCATTTGTTTGACGATTGACGAACAGAATATTCTCGTACTCTAGTTCGTTATACAAGATATGGGCAACTTGTTCGCTTACGTTTATCTCTAGTAAGAGATACGCTTCATTATATTCTTTGCCTATTTTGTATAAGACATTAGGATATAACAAAGGACTAATGTTATTGCTTCTATATTTTGCAACAACACGATATGGAGACTCAGTAATATCAATCACTTGGAATGCTGAATAGTCACCACCAACACCTTTGGCCACGTCAGCCACTAAACAATACGTATGTCCAGCGGATGGTCTGACGTAAACATCTAATCCATCTTTCTCGTGGATTCTTGGATCTATTGGCATCTTAGCAATAACGTCTGCGGAAATTAAAGTTAAACTAGAACCAAGGAATTTACACGCAACCTCTTGGTTATATTTAAGTTCACCAAGCATTGCTTTCTGTTCAGCTGCCCACTTCTCGTCACGACCTGGGATTTCCCAATAAGGAATGAACAATGGCGTAAATCCATTACGACCATTTTCAGCATCATTCCAGAATTTCCAGAAGTGATTATATCCAAGTGGTGTAGAACTTAGTAGAATCTTTGTAGTTTCACCAGCAGAAATAGTTGGGTAAACTGAAGTAAAGAATTCTTCTGCTACGTTATTTGGAATAATTGCAGCTTCGTCAACGTATAACATATTAACAGACTTACCACGAATACCAGAAGTAGATGTGGCAGCAGTGAAAACTTTAGAACCATTTTCTAATTCAATGTCACCTTTGTTCCAAGTAGTGACACCTTGTTGCATCCATAGTGGAAGCAACTCGTACATAGTTTGATAACGATCTAATACTTCTCTTGCAGCAGTTGCTTTATTTGCCAAGATCGCTACGGTTTTACTCGCTTGGAATAAAGTATACCATAAGATATATGCGGCAGAAGTAGTTGTCTTACCTTGTTGACGACCTTCCATAAGAATGATACGTCTGTTATTATGCATAACATGTAACTTATTCTTCTGACAATCATATAACTTAAACAGCTGTAAACCATGATCAAGAGTAACAATATAACAATAATTTTCAATAAAGTAAATATAATCTTGGGAACACTTTATATACTCTTGGATGTTCTCTGGAGTAAAATCAACAACAACACCAGCAGCTTTTAAGTTCGAATTCGAATTATATATTTCAGCCAATTATAATCCTTCGCCAGACCACTGTTCCGAAGTAACTGTTGCGGTTGTAATATTACCCGTAGCAACATATACTCTGTTTGCACCAGTTGATTCATTTTGCCCGATGTTGGCATTAACTTCAGTAATAATACCTTGATCAGAAACTGGACCAAATAAGTTAAGTTTCATTTGGAAATTTAATGTATGAGTAACGAACCTTCTATCTTGAAAATTACCATCATACTCATCAACAACACTTACGCTCTCTAGGATAATAGGAACGTCCATTGTAATTCCCATCGAAGGAACTACGTTAACTGCCAAAGTATATTCTGGAGTAAACGTAGGTAGGATTTGTTCAATAATTTGTAGACCATCTTCTTGAGTTTTTGTCAAGATATAAAGCGATATATCCACATTATATGGAACTGGTGTATACACAGTTGGCTTTGTGCTGTTAGATACATCAGTTTTAATTTGTTGCATGCGATTCAACTTACGAGAAGAATCATATGCGTAACTATTAATTTCAAAAGACATTCTTGGTAACGTAACCATAGTTACATTATTTTCTACATCAGGTTGCTGCTCTAAACGAACTAACCATTTTTCTTTTGGTGCATAAGAAAGTGGAACTTGTAAACGCTGAATAGTAGTACCAGCAACAGAGTCGCCTTGTTTACGATCAATATAAATGTCACTGAATAAACGACCGAAAGCCACAATGGCTTTTCTTATAGAACCATGGTAATAAACATTTCCATTAAGCATTGTTTATTTCTCCGAATGGATTCTGATCATCAAAGTTAATAACACCAGTAGCTGCATCTTTGAAAGAATCATTTTCGCCAAAGCCATCAGAGGATTTCTTAATATCAATATCAAGAGTAGTTGTTGCTGCAGCACCAGTACCACCACCACCAGTAAAACTAACAACTGGAGCAGTTTGATAGCCAGTACCTTGATTAGTAATAGTTACACCAGTAATCTTATTAAGATTAGTTCCAGATGTTCCTCTAATTGCTGTTGCAGTAGCACCGATACCAGTAGAACTTATAAGGGTAACTGTTGGAACAGAAGTATATCCTGTGCCACTATTTGTCATTGTAATGGTTGCCACTCTACCGTGAATATTTCTAGTTGTATTAGTACTGAATGTTTTAAGAGATTCAAACGTATCAATCTCAGCGATACCAGTATCGATTCTTTCTGAAGAGTACTGGAATAGTTCAACTTGAAGTTTGTAAACATATAGTTTGCCAAGTTGATAGAATGGGTCTTGATGTTGAACGAATTTAAGTTCAAACAAACTACCAGTCAGTGGAAAGTAAATTAAGTCACCTTCGTTTGGACGAGAAGGTATTTGAGTTTGACCATAACGACCAACTAATTGTTCCCAACGTCTACGAGCAACTACCAGAGTTGCAGACTGTTCAATCATTAAACCAAACTTCTGAATAAACGCACCTTGTCCACCAAACGAGTCTACGTTCTCAAAGTACATCTCAATAGGAAATGCAGTTTTAAATTGAGAAAGGCGATCTTCACCGAGAACATTATCCTTAGATACTAAGGATCTTGGAATGTAGAATATTTCATTACCATAAATCTTTAGAGATTCAATGATAATATCTTCAATCAGGTGCTGTTCGTTTTTAGTTCCCTGAGAAAAATATACATTTGTTGTTGACATTTTATCCTAAGAAGAATTCTAGAGGAGCAGATTTATTTTGCAGTTCGTCTTCTAAGATTTGAATTTCAGTCATGGCTTCAGCATATAACTTATCGCCATCTAATGTTACGCCACCTGGAAGTTGTAGACCTGTAAATTTCTTTAGGTTAGTACCCCATTGACGTTTGAATTGAGCAACAGTATAACGCTTGATCCAATTCTCATTCCATACCTTTGAGAACTCAGCTGGATCTAAAGCACGATATGCGTAGACAATAATGTAATCACCGAATGATACATCGGATTGCCAGTTAATATCTAGATACAAACGATTTTGTAAACGATTGAAACGATACAGTGTATGACCATTTAACTCTAAGTCTAATAAAGCCAAATGACCCATAACAGTTTTAAAATAAATGATTGATGTAGAAGTTAAATCATACAAATCATTTAAGCGTAATTGATACTGTAAGTCGAAGATATTCTTTGAAGAAGATGCTTGACCAATACTCTGAACTTTAGTGACACCATAAACAGCGTCAGGGATATCTACATATTTCTTATCGTACTCACCAAGAACGCAAGGAGTACCTGAACCAAGAGTTGCAGTAAGTGCGCCACTGGTAATAGTTTCACCAGCAACAAAAGTGCCAACTACGTTCTTAACAATTAAAGTATTACCAGAAGAAATTGTATCATTTTCTCTAGTAACAGTTGCTGTTGCGCCAGAAGTAGCGCCAACGACAGGTTGTTCTAAATTAAAAGAAGCAGCATTACCCGTGGTAATAGTTAGTCTAGATGCTTTAATTTGACACTTAAGATAAATCTGTTCAATACCCTCGTAGTGGTATAGACGCCAGTAATCTAGAACCTGATCAATACGATCTTCTAACTGATCATCATCTACGTTGATCTCCAAAACTGGAGCACCTAGATCTCTGAGGCAGTATTGCTTTAGACTCTCTCTACTTGTTGGGATTGCCATTTAATTATACCTTGAATAGAGTACACTCACCCTTGATTGTAGAAGTTCCACTTGCCGCAGTAGCGAGAATACGAACATTACCACCACTAATATCTGCAGTAAATGTAGTAGCTGTATTGGCAGTTTGAATATCTAAACCAACCAAATAATTTTCAGATATAGTTACTGTGGTACCATTATGCACAAACATTAAACGACAGATTCTATATGATGTACTATTAACAACTTGCATCTCAATAACACCAGAGCGATACGTAGAAGCAGAAACAGCCAGAATAGAAGTTGCAGTTGTGCTAGAAGTAGTTCCAGTAAACAATCTGCGTGTTGCTATATCATCCTCAAGTCTCCAACCAGTAGCTGCATTCCAATCAATAACTTTATCAGTAGCACCTTTAAG